TGGCTAAATTTCTCCAACTCCTTGATGCGCTCTTCGCCGCGCTTGTCCAGACCGAGGGCAAAGTCCTTGGCCAGCTTGTGTGTCGGCATGTCCGGGTCAAATTCCTCGGCGGGTTCTTCCCGCGTTACCTTGACCGGTTCTGGCTCCGCTACGTAACCGCCCTGATCAAAAATCTCCCGCAAGGTTTCGCTGCCGCCTTCCACAAACAGGGCGGCCAGATCACTACGCTGATGAACGACGTGGAGTGCTTGATCAATGGCCCGCAATTTTTCCTCCGCGCTCTCCGCGCCATAAATCTTGGCGTATAGGGCTTCGAGCTTGGGCAGACCATAATCGCTCAGCGTCCAGTTGCCGCGCTCATCGGTGAAGTAGTTGGTCATCCAATCATCCCACTCTTGATCGGTGAAAGCATAGCCCATATCGTCGAGCATTTGGCGGGCGTCAACCGACGTGTGACCCATCATCTCGGTGGCGGCGCGCAGGCGGGCGATGTTGTCCAAGATGGTGTCGGCGATTTCTTCGAGGCCCTTTTCGTCGCGGACGATCCCTTCCCGGCTGGTCGTGGCCGACAGAGTCTTGCCGTAATCCAACCAGATGCGTTTCAGGCGGGCGGCGGGAATTTTCTTCCACGGCACGCGGCCCTTGCCGCCGCTCTGCTTCAAAAGCTCGGCAAGCTCGTGCAGGTTCCGGTCGTATCGGTCGACAAAGTCGGAAGTGGCTTCTTCCCACGCTTCGTGCAAGTCATGGTGCAAAGAAACATCCTCGATTTTGGCATCGGCCCAATCCTCCGGCAATTCGGCTTCCTCGGCGTTGAAGACAGGCACGTTGATCATCGTGCGCCCGTCCGCCAGTCGCAGGTCGACCCGCTGATAGCCCATGCCGGATTCCGGCAGTTGGCACAGCCGGTCAATCCAGCGCTGTTCGAGTTTGATTCTCATGTTTACTCAGCCACGTTGGTCGCACCGCTGGATACAGCTACCGCCGTTTGCGGCACTTGGATGTTACTCGACCGTTCCGGCAGGTAGGCGTTGGGCTTGTTGACCGCCCCGTAAAAAGCGACGTAGGCTGCCCGGATGGCCACCAGATCGTCGAGGTCAAAGGGCTTGTAAATGCTGTACTGCATTCCCACGTCCACCTGAAACTGGGCCGAGGGCCGCGTCCCGGCGGCCATCTGCACGATCAGCCGGTCGAGATCGTCAACGCCGTCGCCGGTGTATACGACCGATTCATCAAACGTGTGGTAGGCCCACGTGATATTGAAAAAGAAATTGGCCCGCTGCGCAATCGTGTCAATATCGGCCTGTTTTAATTTCATATTGGATTAAGATTTGCGTGCTCACCAAAACACAGTTTAGCCGCAGCATTATATGCCTTTGCTGCGTCCGTTTCATCGGTGTAATGACCTAAAAATAAACGTTGTCCACTAAAGCCTAACTGAGCCTTCCATTTACCGTATGCTTTGTAAAAGTATACTCCTTTGAAGCGTGACGACAAGGTACCTCGCCGTTTGCTGGAATTGGCTTGATTAAGCGAGCTATTTGTTTGCCGCAGATTGTGCTTTTGACAATCCGAAGGATTACGATTTTTGTGATCAACCTTGCAATCGGGCGCAGCATTCAGGACAAACCGGTGCAAGTAAACAGTTTCCACTCGGTTGCCTTCATGCTTTTTTTTGTGCATGACGTAACCGTCTTTGCTGGCGTGCCACGCTAATTTCGATACCCGCTCAAAATCCTCGTCATCGATCAAAACAGCACGGCCATCTTTCAAGTAAAAAACCATTGCCTTAACTACCGGCGGGCGTGGCCTGCTTTCCTTGGGTCTTTTCAAACCATTTGTAACCGAACTCGATCTGTTCGGGGCGGCTTCGCCAACTTTGTTCCCGTCTCATTTTATCCAAATTGCTGATCCCGTCTTTTCCGCTGGTCATCCACATGTCCCGTGGACGGCTGGAATACCGGGTACAGTAAAAGTATGGGTCAAATTCACCTTCCGGTTTGCGCTTGAACGACCACGCAGACAGGATAAATCCCATCATCTCATAGCCGGAAGCTTCTTCCGCCAAGTACTGGAGTGCCACCAGATCGTCCTTGGTATGCCGGTAACTTCGCTTGAACACCTTGGGATAGTACTCGTTCCACAGGTTCAATAGGGCCTTCCCGTTTTCCTGCAACTCAAAATCCTCGTCTTCCCCGACCGCGTCAGCGGGCGGCATGACCGACGAAGTCGGTTTACCATTAACAGCACCAGTCCGGCGCGCAGCGCCTTTTGGTAATGGTGATGGTGATGAGGCTTCGCCTCGCGAAGCCGAAGCGCCAGCCTCTTGATAAGGCATCGAGCTATCTACCACATCCTTATTACTATGCTTTCGATTTTCTGGATTCCGGGTTTTCCGAGTTCCGGGTTTTCCGAGTTCCGGGTTTTCCGAAACTCGTAAAACCCGGATACGGAGCGCCTGATTTTCCGGTCGATTTATAAACATAGGCTCATCGCTAACCTTTAATACTGAACCATTTAAGCGATTATTGGCATCTCGAATGTATTCCAGCAGGGCATATCCGGCCATTCGCAATTCAATCAATCCTGAACGGACAGATGTTTCCCCGTCAGTGGAGCGCTTGATTAAATCACCAACCCGGATGCGCCAGCCCTGCGGTTTTCCGATCAAATAACCGAGAATGGCTTTGGCCTTCCAAGACAACCGGGCATCCCAGATGTCGTTCCAGACCATGGTGAAGGGCACATCACGCTTTTTGTGTACGATTATGTTTGAATTTTCCATGCTCAGGGAGAACAAAAAATAAGTTGTGACGTTCTTAAATCCATGTGAACGCTGAAACACAGATAAAGTTATTGCGTTTAGCGTTGGACATTCGTACGCCTGAACATGAAGCCAACACGGCTTTTAATCGGCTACGCCACGCTATCGTCGACTGGGAAGCTTTCAAAAAAGCTTTGCTGGATTACACCTTCTTGGAGTACGAAAGCAACCGCGTTCACAAAATCACCATGACCGAAGAACGGGCGGCGGTGGAACGACTGGAAGCCCAACAGCGCTTTACTGATCCTACTTTTCATTTTGGAAAATACAAAGGAACGCGCATATCCGAAGTTGCCCAAGCAAACATCGGCTACATTTATTGGGTGGTTGAAACCTGTGACCGGATACGACCGACATTTCTTGAACAGTGCCGACTAGCCATAAGAATTTACGACAATGTCGAGGTCGAGGTCTAACCACCAGAAACTTCCTGTAGCCGGGCCTGCCGCCATTCCTCTGGCGTCGGAGCCGGATCATAAAACGTATACCCTTTTATTTTTTCCAGTTGCTGGAACACGGAGTTGCAACCCCGGCGCAACACAGGATGCTGCCGGTCACGGAACCACGTGATGTGCGCCCGGTTGTCCGGCCCGATCTTCTTCCGCAGGAACCGCCCGATGATCTGGTTGGCCACTTCCCAATCCGACACATAGTCGGCAATCACCCCGGCCTGAATTTCGTTGATGGAGACGCCTTCCTTGACCAGCGGCGTCACCAACACTGCGCCCGGTGTGCTGCGGAACCATTCAAACCGATTGTCCCGCGTGGCCGGGGTATCCTGCCCAAACAGGATGTCCACCAGCGCAGGCTTGATCTGGGCTTTCAGGAGAGCTTCCAAAATGTAGATGTGCAGGGTGCGGGTGCAAACCACCAGCGTTGGCAACCCCATATCCGAGTACGCCTTGGCCCACTGGACGATCAAATCGTTGCGGGGCTTATACTGGATGATGCAACGGTCATACATCCGGTCGAGCAAACACCAGCGCGATTCGACCTCGTGCTCCTCTTCCTCACCCTCAAATTGAATCCGGTGCAACCCTTGAAGGATGATCGGCTCGTCCACGGTGATCCATTCACCGTCATCGCCCTGTTCGGCGGTCTTGACTGGCCGCGTTTTGATGTTGCCCTTCTCGTCTTCCTCGCACACCGGGCCAACATACGTTGCTTTTTCCCATTTGCCGTCCATCAGCACGAACGCCTTGCTCTGCCCTGACGGAGTATAGCTGACCTCGCGCAGCCGGTTGTTCCACTCAGGCCGGTCGACGATGTAAATGTGGGGCTTGGCCAGCCGTCCGCGCTCCATCAAGGGCGCAGCGTGGACTTCGTTCAGGATGGAGCCAAACAGGCCCAAGATTGCGTTGTGACGCGTCGAGTTGTCCTCCTTGACCGAGTCCGAGGCCCCCAGCCGAAAGAACGCTGGGATGGCCAGCACGATCTTCTGGGAGGTCTTGGAGCCACAGTGATGAACTTCGTCGTACAACAGGGCCAGAAAAGTCTCGAACCACTTTTTACCCTTCAGGGCGTTGTAATGGTGATTGAGCATGGCCACGGTGCAAACCACCATGTCCTTGGCGTGATGCTGGCGCACGCCGCCGCCAAACTGGCCGATGTCCCAGCCGGGCAGGAATTTCCGCATCTCCTTGGTGACCTGCTTGACCAGCCGTTCAGCGGGCGTCACGTAGAGGAACCGCGCATCCGGGAACCGACTTTTGATCATCGCAGCAGCCCCGGCGTAGGTGGCGGTCTTGCCCCCAGCCACCGTCACCTTGTTCACGCCGATGCCGGAAATCAGCCAACGCTGGATACACAGGCGCTGGTGATCGTCCAGATGGAACTCGGCCCGAATGATGTCCGCCGGAACATCATCCAGTCGCAGGTCGGAGAAAGGGGACACCAGCAACTTTTTCGTGTCGACCTTGAAGCCATGCGCCCCGCACAAGCCGATCAGTTCCTGTTTGCGCCCGCGAAGAATGCGTGCGCCGGTGCCGGTCATCTTTTGAAGGGGCCGCAGGTAGCCATCCCAGCCTTCCTTGCCCTTGGTGACGCGATAGCGCTCGTACAGGGGGGAGTAAAAATAACCGTCAGGCCGGAACTGAAAATCTTCAACCAGTTGGTTAATTTCATCCGCTTGGCCGGTAACAACCAAATGCGTTGCACTCTCGTAAAGCGTCACCACGCCTTAAAGAACGTGATGGCCAATACAGGGCTGATGGGTCTTGGCTGCCCAGCCAAATGATCAAGCCGGAGCGCTCAAACCGGACAAGTTCCAGCATCCAGCGCTTCAAAACAAAAGGTGGATAGCTGTCAGCTTTATCAAGGACATCAGGCATACACTGGCTCACGATTCATCTCGTGCTGCTGGATTTCGTGGTCGAGGCTGCGCAGTTCAAGCCGCAGGGCATTTTCCTGTTTCTCGTTCCGGCTCAGCATGGCCCACGCCAGCTTTTCCCGCAGAGCGATTCTGGTGTTTACCAGCTTGAACAACTTCCGAAGCCATTCGCGGTCAGCGGGAGTGTTGATGGGTTTTCTCATGGTCAAAGGACAGGGAAACTCCAGCCACGGGCAGGATTTTCGTTCCAGCCCACTTTCTTGCCGTTGGCCAGTATCCACCACTTATGGACATTCTTCTGCGTTCCCGGCCAATTAAAGTCATGTACGGAAACAACCTCCACGTTGCGGTATTGATACGCGGCGGTGTCGTTATATTCACCGGCGGTAAATTCACGTGGGGCTGATTCAGCAAGCGTCATGTTGAAAGTGTATACCGGCAACAGAATCTGTCAATAGGAAAATTTATCCCTCACCGTGCTTCCAGTCTTCGCCTTCGCCGGGATCAGGCATTTTCTTTTCCATGCGCTTGGTCAGTTCCAGCACCTGTTCCTGCGTGCTCTTCTGGTGGGGCTGAAAATACCAGCCTGCGATGGCTTTGGGGTGCAGGCGGGCGATCCGGTGCTCGTCCTCCAGACATATCCACCGATCCGGCGCTTCGGCGCAAAGTCTTTCGATGTTGGCGTGCAATATCTTGCACTGTTCCTGCGTCTGGGGAATGACATAAGCGTGGCCCCCGGCCAGCAGGATGACAAAGTCATAGATCGTTTCCATTTTATCTCCTGACTTTTTTGACCATCTCGATGACTTCCTCCGGTGAAATTCCGGCCAAGACATCGCAGGTCGTGCGGGCGGACGGACGCGGCGGACAGTATTTGGGAAAAGCCGCCGAGTACACAAAGCAGGGCGAATGCGGGCAAAACTCCCGGTGAAAAATAGCGTTATGACCCTTGTAGTAGCATGTCCGGCGCTCCGGCGAGACCGGCCCCCACATGCCCACACACGGCGTGCCGAAAGCTCCGGCCACGTGAACCATCATGCTGTCGGGCGACACCACCACGCTGACGTGCTCTGTCAGCGCCCACAACTCGCGCAGATTTGGCGCACAAAATGGCTCGACGTTTTTGGCAAGGTATTTGGTTCCACCGCAGGCCGGGCACTGAATCGTCTTGGTCGCTTTTTCATCTGCACCCTTGTCCGCCGCTGGAACCATGCCGGTACCCTTGCACTCCTTGCAGTTGAGCATCTCGGCATACGCTTTGGGGACAAATTCATCGTACAGGCACAGCCAGTGGGTGTCGGGAAAAGCCTCGGCGATTTTTTGGATCAAAAAGGCGCTGTCGCTGGGCGGATAGCAGCGCACCGGGTTGGCACTGGCCAATTGGTACAAAGCAACTTTTCTTTCGGTCACCTTAAAGCCCTGCAACGCACTCGTTTCGCTGTAAGTAAAGACAGGCCGCACCAGTTTTTCCTCCGGTGTAACGGTCTGCGGATCGATCCCGATTTTGTTGAGCATGACATCCAAGGGATGCCCTTGGTCTTGGTGCTCGTCCATGTTGATCACCGCCTCAAAAATGCAAAAGTGATCAAACATCTTGGCATGTTCCCACAAAATGGGAATCGTCTGGAGCGACTTGATCCACGGAAAATTCCACCAACAAACATTGTTGCCCGGATCAGTCAGGATATGCACGTCAAAGCCAAACTTGGCCAACAGGTGGGCCACCGGCCACGTCATGATCTGGTCGCCGTAACCGCCGGAACCGTTGTACAGCAGCACCCGGTCGCCTTTCTTGGCGGCCCGGACGTTGAAATTCGGGATGCGCATGTCCGCCTTGGAAATCTTGTAGGATTTGCGTTGGACATTTTCATCCTTCAACAGCCGCTCGATCTGGGAATTGGCCAGCAGGTATTCCCGGCCCGCCTCGAAAGTGACGGTGCTGCCTCCGGCGCTTTTGCGGAAGGCCACCGTGATGGGTTCGCCAAAAGTTATGAGGTTCATTTCCTGTTAAAGAACTGTATTCAAAAGTTGGTCGCCGCAAATTCTCCAAAGTATTTACGGGCAGCTTCGTCGTAAGCACGTGCTGCGTCAGCCTCCTCGCCGTAGTACCCTAAATGACGGCACTTTGCTTTTCCATTTTCTGTGGTCATTAACTGCGCGTGCCATCTGCCATTGCGAAATAAACTGACACCTTTGAACCGGCTGCTGCCTCTGCGCTTTTTTGAATTTCCCGCATTTTGAGTTCGCGTTGCAGGCCGCAGGTTAGATTTTCGATTGTCGAGCTTGTCTTGGTTTTTATGATCTGCTCTAAATGCAGGAAATCCCAGCACCATTATGTGCATCAGCACAGTTTTATCGCGCTTCGTTTCTGCATCCCAAACCGTGGTTTTAGCGTAGCCGTCCGTCGTTAAACTCCACTTGTGGCGACTCAGTCGTTCAAAATCTTCATCGTCCGCCTTTGCCATCTCGCCGTTCTTTAAAACAATGGTTTTCATCCGTAGTTAAAGAGAACAAAGAATAGATTTATGCCGATACCGCAACCAGTTAAAAAACCAGTTGGAGCGCCTGCTGAACCGCTCGGTGAGCCACCCGTTGAGCGCGACGTGAATAACCTGCCGCCAGTGGGTGACATCAAGCTCAGCAAAACCAAGGGAACTTATAATACCTACAAGCTCGAACTGTCGATGGGCCAGATCGAGGCCGTGCGCAACGCGCTGGAAAAAGATCATGCCGATCCCATCTCCGACGAACTGCTCGCCATCCTGACATACTATTTGGACAAGGTGCCGGGGCCGGGCGAGGAAGAGGAAGACTTGAAAGCCCGCGAGGAGCACCCGGCAGCCGCCGCTGACGAGGAAGGTGATTTCCCCATTCCTATGCCGCCGCGTGAAGAAGGCGGCGCGCCGGAAGGAGAGCCGCCCACTCCGACCGGAAAGACTGCACCTGCGCCAGCAGGTGAAGTTCCCCTACCCGAACCGGGAATGGAGCCGGAACCCGCCGGTGAAGCGGTTGACCGGCGCTTAGCCAAGCCACCCCGCGAATAACCAGCAAACACCGGCATGGGCAATAACATCGCCATCATTACCGATACGGCGAAAACCGTAACCCTTGAAACCATCAGCGATTATGGCGCAGGTGTTTTTGCGCACCCCACTCAAGACTTTGCCCAGCACACCCAGATGCAGGTGTATACAGTGCCTTATTCGGTCAGTTCATCCACGGTTACTGCGGTCAGCCTGAGCGTCAAAGTCTATAAAAACGTCTCCAGCCATACGATCATCGACGCGGCCAGCAAACATGTTACTTCGCTTATCTTCACGAATCTTTACGGCTCGCTTACCTCAACTTCGATTCAGTTTTATGCCAGCTTGGGCGGAGCATGGCATCCTTTCGGCCTCAAGGCATTCGGCGCAGACATCACGGGAATCATCGTGGCCGCTACCACCACCAACTACACCTTTGACTTGAGATCGGATGATGGCAGCTACCTGTTCATCGATGGCATACAAGTTGTAAATAACGGCGGGAACCACGGCTATCGTTCGCGCACCGGCACCATCAACCTCGCGGCAGGAAATCATGTCTTTGAAGTTCAGTTTTACGAAAATGGCGCAGGCCCCAGCGGAGTTGATCTGTTCCTGCCCAGCGGCATCACCTACCTGACTCAAACCATCGTCCAACAAAACATCATTGCGACGCAGTCCCTTTATCTGGGCTTGACCTTTAACGGCAGCACCATCCCATTGGCACTGCCGCTCAATGCCACCGGCAGCAACACGTCATTGAACTCGCCGCCGATCATTATCACCCAGCCGGTCAACCTTGTTAATGCGGGCATTGGCGACACAGCCCAGTTTGTCGTCGTCGTCCTGTCAAATCTGGCGGTCGCCTATCAGTGGCAGCGCAACGCGCCGGTAGGATTGGCGGGCCAACAAACACTGCGGACGCAAGGAGCAGCACTTGAAAAAGCAATCTACGCTCTTCCTCTGATCGGTTTTACTGCACCCCAGAGCACGAATCAGACGAAGGCCAAACAAATTTCAGCCCGCCTCGTCAGCGAACTGCCCAATTCCTTGACTTTGGCTCCCACCACCACTGCGTTGACGGATGCCCAATCGCTGGTGGCACTGGTGGCCGACGCCACCGTCAGCTTGGAGATTCAAGTTCTCGTCGTTGCCATTCAAAACAGCATTTTAACTTCCATCGGTGCCGGAACACCTTTCAACAACATGAGCGGTCAGACTTCAGCCACGATGGTCTTGACAAATGTCCAAACCAGCGACGCCGCACTTTACCGGGCGATTATCAGCAATGCCAACGGCTCAGTCATCAGTAGTACCGGCACTTTGGTTGTCAGTGCTTTCAAATCAGCTACAAAGAAATAATGGCCAAAACAAACATCATCACACAGTCTGCGCTAAACGACATCAAACTCACGTTGAACGACATTGCTGCCAATCTGAGTCAGCATATCAACGACTCGATGTCGTTGGCCCATGGCATCAACATTTTCCCCAATGCCACTTATTCCAACACCAACGGCGATCTCATCGGGAACTACGTTGTAACTTTCCTTGTAAATGGCGTCATCTATTATGCTCCGGCTACGTTGACAGCCTTAACCGGTCAACCCTTTACCAACGGATCGATCCAAGTCAACATTGCGAACCCGCAAACGGTAGGCCGGGCAACGTGGATTACGGATTTTACTCCCGCCGCCTTGGCGGCTGCCGAAAATACTCGCGACGAGGTCTTGGTTCCACATACCCAGCTTGGTCATTGGGAAGCCCATGGCGGGATGACCGCAGTCCCGCGAAACAGTTATGACACCAACGGACACTTGTACGCCCGCAACATCCTGCGCTTTTCATTCAACGGCCAACTGTACGAAATTCCTTGCGACACGAGCATGACGGGGGTTCCACAGCCGCTCAAAGTCACTCTCAGCACAACCTATCTGTATTGGCCGCTCAGCTTGGGAAGTTTTTCGGCTCAGCACCCAACCGGTTATCCAGTTTTGGCTACAGCATCAGGCGGAACTGGGCCGTATACTTTTGATTGGCGTTATCGGGACGATGCCAATGCCGACGTTAACGGACAGGACATGAATGTTATCGGTAGTCCTATCTATTACGGCTATCCCACTCCCAGCAGCCCTTATCCTTTTGTGACATTTGGGATCAACACCATAACGCCTTTCAGCACCCTGAACCTTTTGACAATCGTAAATCACTTGCCAAGTGGCACCAAAAACTTCTATTTTTGGTGCATCGTAACGGACGCTGCCGCCGCCACGGTTACTTCGGACATCTTCCGCATCCAATACTTTCATTAAGCGTTTTGTGCGCCGAAGATGTTCAATTGAATTTTTACAGGATGTGGATCAATCACCGTAATCACATAGTCACTTGCAGGGCTGGCGAGACTCAGGATGGACACCGAATGCGTGTTGGTCGCCGTTGCCGTCGGCGGTATGACGGTGCCCCATGTAATCAACGTCTGACTGGCTTTCGTACCAAACGAAGTTACGCCTTCACTGGCAATAATGCCGGTCGAAACAATGGTCTGTGTGCCCGACTCCGTTCCGTAAACGGTTACATTTTCAGCAGCAATAACTCCTGTTGAAACCACTGTGTCGGTGTCATGGATCGTTCCAAAAACGGTGACGCTGCCACCGGCAGTGACACCAGTTGAAACCACTGTGTCGGTATCGTAGCTGGTGCCGTAGACAGTGATGCTGACCCCGGAAGTAACTCCGCTTGAAACGACCGTGTCAGTGTCGTAACTCGTTCCAAACGTCGTCACGTCTGTTCCATTGGCGATACCTACGGAAACAATGGTCTGAGTACCTGACTCCGTACCATAAACCGTGACATTTGCACCCGCTGCAACACCAGACGAAACAATGGTCTGAGTACCTGACTCCGTACCGTAAACCGTGACGTTCTCAGCGGCAATAATGCCCGTGGAAATAACCGTCTGCGTGCCTGACTCCGTACCGTAAACGGTAACACTGCCTCCGGCGGTGACGCCAGTTGAAATGATTACATCGGTATCGTGGCTCGTGCCGTATACAGTGATACTGCCGCCCGTAGTAACACCGGACGAAATAATAGTCTGGGTTGCGGTCGTGCCCCACGAAATCAGGGTCTGGCCATTAACCGTGACGCTCGGAATGCTCGTGCCGTTATCGGCGACGGTGATGTTGATGTACGCATTCGCGTAGTTGAACGCCGCGCCGTCCGTGACACGGGGCAGACGGATGGTGCCGTGACCTGTAAAATAGAATTGGGGATTGCCGAACAGGAAGCCAATGACATTGCCCGCTGTCGTGCCGGATGTAATTTTGAACTCGGCGATTGAGACATTGGTATAGGTGCCGGATGCCGCAATGTTGCCGACATAACCATCTGGTGTCGTGTCACCGGATACAAAGTCGCTGCCGGTAATGAGCGTGCCGCTAAACGGCGTAAAGGCAAGCGTCGGCGCATTCAAGATCAGTCCCGGCGGCCCTTGTGTGCCAACTCCAGTTGCACCGCCGAGAGCGACCGCGTTCCACGTAATCACATCGTCCGTGCCGGGGTCGTTGGAACTCAAGGACGCCGTATTGGGAACCCGGCAGATAAATGACGAGACAATGCTGCCGTACAGGGCAAAACTTACCACGTCATTGGCGTTGTACGTATGGCCGTTCGTCCACGCTCCCTGCCAGACCATGCCGGGGCTGCCCGCCCCGCCACTACCGGGAGGCCCTACCGGGCCGGGAGGCCCAGTCACGCCGGGAGGCCCAGTCGGGCCTTGAATGATAGTGCCGACCAGCAACGTCCCCTGCGCGCCCAAAGGGCGCAGCGTCAACATGACACTGGCCGACATTTCCAATGAAATTGGGCCGGTGTTTTTGAGGGTGACGATAAACTCGCCAACCTGATAAAATTGAACTCCGCCAGTAAACTCCGAGGCCGTGGTAACGATGCTTGTTCCTGTGTTGTTGCCAAAACCCTGAGCGTAGTATATGTTCAACTCAACATTGGTTGATACTGGAGTGGCACCAACCGTCGCGTTCAAAACTCTGGATTCAAAACCTGCCGGAATCCGATAGTTGGTGACGATAACTTCTTCGTTGGGTGGAATGACCGTGCGGACAATGGACAGGGGGATGGCCTGCTCCTGATTGTTGACAACCCCGATGACTTCATTGAGCTTTTCCGCTACGGCGTTGTCCCGCTGGGCAAGGTACCGCGTGGGATTCGACATGCCGGGCACATCCACAGCGTCGCCCGGCGAAAAGTGACGTACGTCACCTTTGCCGAAATCGAGTCCCGCTGCCGCAGGCAGGCTGACAGGTTTAATTGCCATGCTTTAACTATCCTTTTGCGATTAGACTTCCGGGAAATCCAAAAACCACTTGAGTTGGTGCGTGCGCACGAACTGTTCGTACAGGTTAAATTTGAAAGTGTAGCGCCCGTCCACGTAAAAAGTCCGGTGAATGCCCTTTTGAATGCTGCGGTTTTTGCCGACTTTAAAGTGCATGTTGATCTCGCGCCCCGGCTTCCAGACCGGCACGATGGCCCCGATTTTTCCCAGCCTGATCTTGCTGCCCGTCACGATACCATCCTCAAACATACGACACATGGTCTCGTATACACGGCACGCCTGCGCATAGGACAAATCACTTTCGGACATGAAGCGGGTGACAAAAGCGCGCCGGTCGATGGTGGTGCTCTCTTCAACGCTCATGGCTGATACGTCAGGTTGGTGGTAAAGCCAGTCTGATCGAGCTTGGATAAGAACATGGCCTGAACGACCACCGACTTGTTTTGATTGCGCGTTACGTTAATGCTAATCAACTGCACCCGTGGCTCCCACTTCGTGATAGCATCTACAATCTCCTGATGTACGAGGCTCTCGATGCCTTGAACGTTTTGTTGAAAAATGATCTGCCGCAAGCTGGTGCCGTACTCCGGCAGCATCACCCGCTCGCCCTTGGCCGTCAGGAGCAGCATCTTCAGCGACGACTCCAAGATGTTGATGTCAGTCGACGTATTGAAGTTCCAGTTGTTTACGTTCGGAAAACCGGCATCTTTAGGCAGGATGGGGCCGACCAAAATGTTGGCTGGAGGCGCTTGCTGGCCGGTCGCAACTACGTGGACATAATAATTGACTTCGACTTGATCCGGCAGGGGTGCCCGGTAATTATGCCCGGTGACACTGACAAAATAGTCGCCGGGAAAAAGATATTTGAAGGTGTCAATGGTCAGCGTTCCCGTGCCAAAGTACGCCAGCGGCGAAGAACCGTCATGCCAATTCAAGGTGCCATTGACAAAATCGTAGGTCAAATCAGGATCGTTTTCCTCAACCTGAACCTGCACCTTGAACTGCGCTCCGATATTCGGTGCAGCCAACAGTGTGGCATTGGCGGGCGGCATGACCACCAAGTCATTACCGTTGAAATCAGTGATGGTCAACATGACTAGCGCCCCGGTTTTACCCAGCGGCGATAATACGGTTCCGGCTCCCCGTTGGTAGCGGGCGCAGCGGGCACCGCGCTGTCCTCATCGAATTTTTTGCCCACAGCTTCATGCAGCCTGCGTGTCAGCACTGGCCCCACAGGCCCCATATTTTGGTCTTCATTGCGCCGAAGTTCAAATGGGTGCTTGCCAAAGCTGGAGACCACCACATCCAGTTCCTTGAGTTTTGGCGGATCAAAAATCTCCGTCAGTTTTAATCGCCGCTGGCCATTGATTATCGAAGGCGCACGCCGGTATACAATCTCCCGAAGCTGGCGCAGTTTTTGTTTCCCTGCCGGATTGGCAAGTTTTTCATCAATTTCCCGCAGCAGCTTATACTCAAAAGGCGCGGGCTGTTTGCTTTCCTCCGGTCGCTGCTGCTCAATTTCACCGGGCAGGGCGGTGATGAAAGCGTTGACCACGTCGTCAGGCAGGTGCATGTAGCGTTTGAAGATCGTTTCAATCCACGCCTCCTTGGGCAGCCGGTACTTGTCCATGACATCGGCGAGCACGTCGAGCACTTCGGCCTGCGACTGTAGCATTTCCAGTTTCATCTGCTCTTCGAGGCTACCGATGGGCGGCATCATCGCTTTGATGTCCAGTTGCTCGATGTTCTTGCCCTTGAGTACGGCGTGGAAGTAACCCAGCCACTGATATTCGTTGATGATAGGCCGCCGGATGGACTTGATCTTCCGCAAGAATCGGATGTCTTGCGCCAGCAATGCCTTGCCGGAAGGAGCTTCGCCACCCTCCTTGTTAGAGCCGCCGCCCCCGAACCATGCGCGGGGCATACCGATGATCGAATAAAAAAGGTCGGTCAGCAATTCGATGTCGTATACATCGGGAACATCGGGCGTGCCGGGTATCTTTTCGATTGCGTTAGTGAAACCCTTGGGCTGGGCCAAATAGATGATCGTGTCCAGCGCCAGTGCGTTGTAATAGCTCGTAAAATCCGCTGCGCTATTGTACTGGTTGGGATCGCCCACCTGTCCGAAAGCCAGTTTGCTGCGCAGGGCCTGTCGCCAGCGCTGAACGGTCTTCATCTGTTCAATGGGCGGTTGTTCCTGCACGTCAATGTGGATGGCGTAACGATCCGGCTGAACCTGCGCCCGGAAAACGACCATTTGGTCAATGGCCAGACGAAGTTTCTTGTAAATGCCGTCAGCTTCAGCGAATATCGGCTCGCCATGCTCGCTGATACGCATACGGAACATTCGACGAAAGTGCATGAAATCCCACGGGTACCACAATTCTTCCAAGGATTGCCCGTTGTTCATCGAAATGCGTTCCACCGGTGTCTTGTTGTCCGGCATGACGAACACGTCCTCCTTGTTGGGTTTGTGTCCCGCCCAGCGATAACCAATAACCTTGCGGTTGCGTTCCAGCCAGTACCGGCGGATTTCCGTGGGGTGAATGAATGACAACCCCAAAATCCCCTCCACCGGTGCATACTCGATTTTTTCAAAATGATTGCCCAGCGCGGCAATATGCCAGACCTGTGACTGAAGCGTTTTCTCGATTTCGAGACGCACCAGCATGTCGTTCAATTCCTCTTCAAACTGCTGGTCGTTGCACTGATACCAGATCGTGCCGGGAGAGTTGGCATCGGTCTGGGTGGCCTCGTCCACGATTTCAACCAGCGCCGCCGCCACCAAATCCCACGTGGACATTTCATCCCACAGCGTCAACATGGCGTCGAACGTCGTGGGCCGCTTCATCACTGTGTTGTACTTTGTCCAGATGTCAGGATCGGCGACGCGGCCCGCATCCTGAAATTCCGCCCAAAGCTGCTGGTCGGCGGTGGGGGTGTTGGCGCGGGGCACCAATGAACCGGTGCGCACGCCGCTGGTGCCGATCAACCCGGCATACTTCATCAGGGCATTTATTGGTGTTTGAGCCATAGTGCTGATTTAACTACCGCACGATGCGGTCATATAAAAAGAACCATTTTACAACGCTACAGTTTACAAAAATTCAGTTCTTGGATGGCATGGCTAAACAATCAACATCTAAAGCAAAAGAGAAGGCAACCAAGCCAACGGTTATTTCGTTCCGCATCACCAACGATCAGGAGAAAATTTTGACCGAAATTCAAAAGCATTCTCCCGCCATTGGTGTCCATTCCACGCGACAACTTTGTCGAAAAATCGTGATTGATTACGTTGCCGGTCGGCTGATGTACAAAAACCCGGCGGACAAAGACTGCGATTTAGACCGGTATCCGAAGGCGTGACACGGCCCCGGTTGCCGGGTCGAGGGTGAATTTTACTTCGGATAAAAAGGTCGCGGTTGATTCGTGGTCGAATAGCCGACAGGGAATAGTACACTGTATACGCTCCGCGCTGACCGTTTCAACAACGACTAGCGCCGGATCAAGTATTTCTTCTTGGGCCTGACAAAAACGTTTGATACACCCTTCAAACTGTCCTTCCCGGCACTCGGCGGTCACCCATGCCAGTACTCCGCTGTTGGGCGCAGCGTTGTCAGCCACGTAAGTTCCCGCAACTCTTTTGGCAATCTCCGAAGGCATCAGTAAGCGTAATCGTAAGCGGTGCCGGGCAGGTCTTTGGGGGTCACTTCGATCTCCAGACCGGTTCGAGCCTGTCCGTTCTTGATGTATTTCAACAGGTTGTGATCCTTGAAATAATCCGTAGACAAAAGCTTCTCCAATTCAGGCAAAATTTCCTTGGGCAGTTTGATAAAATCCAGTTGAATTTTGATGCTGCCGTCCGGTCTGCCGGTGGGCAAAACCGCCGCATCGGCGAGATAAGCCATCAAGGAAGGCACCGAGAAAATTTGAAGCATCATGCGCGTCGCCAAAACCATCACCTTTTTATTAAGATGCTCTTCAGACGATTTATGCGCGGGCATCCGACTGCCCGTAGACACACCCGCCGACATGCGACTGCCGACCGGTGAGCCGCTGGATGACGGCTGCCCGCTGATACCCAGCGCCGAAGGCAGGTCTTCCACTAAAAATCGTGCTGCTTGTGCTTCTGTCACAACCTTAACTACGGCGTCAATTCAGACAAACGCGCTCTACCGCCGCGTTGGTGCGCGGGCTGAAGTAGTTTTTAAGGGTCACGGCAACGAACGACCGAAGCCAGCGACGATTCACCTGCGGCGCAATCGGCAGCCATCTGGGAGCGTCCACATCAACTTCCAAAAGGGTCTGGCCATTGACCGCCAATGTGTATATTCGTGTCATCAGTGTAAGTTGCACACCTTGTAGAACCAAACTGCGTTTTCCGTTAAATTACAGCCAATACAGTTGGAAAATAACTGAATTGGTGAAAACTTTGGGTTCTTAAAAGCATGAAGTTGCTTTGCTACGCGGATTTGCACGCCACCGATGGCGACGAACTGAGTTTTACCCAGCCAACCACGACGCTCCAGCATTATCGCGTCGAAAAATTCTTCCGCGATTTACGGGCAATTTACGACAAACATAAATGCGACGGTGTCATCGACCTCGGCGACATGACCGGCGACCGTTCCTCGATCCCGGTGCCCACCATTGAAGTGCTGGGCAATGGCCTCGATCTCATTCCAGATTCCACGTGGAACATTAAATTGATCGGCAACCACGAACAGTACCTGCGCAACGCCTCCGTCAATGTTCGGCGCTTGTTTGACCACAAATTCACGGTGATCAGCGAAAACAAGATTTTCGACTTCGACGGCTGGAGGGCTTTCTTTTGCTCATACCCGGCCAGCCACGACGTTTTGGCGCGCTGGATAGCCAAGTATGCCTACCAGTACCGCAACGACGGCAAAATCCTCTTTGGCCACTTTCAGGTGGCCGGATGCGCGCTGGCCACCGGCATCGCTTTGCAGGGAATTCCGGCGGACATCTTGAAACCTTTTGAACTTTGCCTGCTGGGCCACGTGCATCTTCCCCAGTCCATCACCGCCTGTGTTCATTACGTTGGCTCTCCTTTTCAGCAGAATTGGGGCGAGAGCGCCCAACAAAAACGCGTCGCGGTGCTGGACACCAGCGATCCTCTTCAAATCACTTGGGTAGCTCTGCCGGGCTACCCGGAATATCGGCAGGTCAGCCTCAGCCAATTCAAAAAGATGGCCACGGCTGAAGAAGAGCATCGGTACAAAGTGGTGTTGGCATCACATGAGGAAGCCGAGGAGTATTATCGCCATCCGCTTTTCAGCCGTCATCCAGCCGTATACAACTACAGCGAAGTTGAAAATACTGAGGAGACTGTGGAAAAAGACTGGTCACTGGAAGGTGTGTGCCAGCGGTGGATGGAAACTCTGCCGCCCAACAAGGTCGGGATCGAACTTGAAAAGCAGGAACTGCTCGAAATCGGCCTGTCCATTGCGAACGGCAAATTTTAAAAATCACGTCAAATACAGTTGATCTTCAAGTCTATTAAAAACTGTTGGTGAAATGCTCGTTGTTATGCGTGAACAACGCTGGTCGTGTGACCGGCAACAAACAACGATAACATTATGAACCAACTATCTGCAATTGGCTTCGGCACCGATGCACAAGTGTTTGCTGGTTACGCGCAATCCGCGAACGACAAGTTGGGGAACATTGACTTCGTCTTCGAGAATACAGGCCCTAATCAGGCTTATATCAAGTTGATGCAGTACGATGGCTCGACTTCCCCTTCCGGCTACGCTTTGGTCGGCTCGGCCTTTACAGTGGTTCCCGGCGGTGTTATTACCAAGTCGTACGTCCTGCTCTCCAAGCGGGTGGCGTTCTTCGGCTCTGGTAGTACGACCGTCAATGTTTCGGCTGTCATTCGCAACAAAGCCGACCTGCGCAATGCGCAGATCGACATCGTGGCGGTTGGTCGCCGGGGCTGGGGCTACGACGAAGGCTTCAACAAGCTCGAACTCAAGAAGAAGTGGGGTACGCCCGCTGGGCCTGCCACAACTTCCGGCAACATCCAAGCCGGTTCGGGCAACATCGACTTCACTACGGAAGGCGTCTAAAACGCTCTCCAGTGATCATCAAAGGCCGTCCGCGAGGGCGGCCTTTGTTCTTTTATGTGTGAGTGACGTTAAACAGATCGGCTGGATTGTCGCCGCCGACGGCGCAGTCACGAAGTATGAACCGCCAAAAATTTCCCCACCCATCACCCGGTCGGAACGAGACGCCCAATAC